ATTTATTTAAAAAAAATAAAAAAACAGAAGATTATTTAGATATTCCTACTATGGAAGTTACAACATTAGAAGATGTAACTTATGAAAATGAAGTTAAAAAAAAACCTATTAAAGAAACTAAAGAAACTAAATCAACATTAACATTTGGAAAATAATTATGGGTGGACCTAAAGGCGGAAATGATACTGATGTCTCTGGAGCAGAGGCAGTTGCTACTAATAAAAAAACTTATGCAGATAAAAAAATAAAAATTCAAAAAAATTTAGATTTATTTCATGATGATCCTTATGATAATCCGCAAGGCGGTCCAATAGTATTAAAACCATTTGAACCTCTATTTGATGCTGGAGCTAAAAAAACTAGACAATTTTTTACAGATAAAGTTTTAACTTCAGAACGTGGACAGAAAAATATTGGTTATACTCAAGCAGAATTTTCAAGATTAAGCAGAGCTGAACAAGAAAAAGTTTATAAAGACTATAGAACGAGCAGACAAGCTGGACATACAGACGCTTATGGTAATCTTAATCCAAATTTTTCAAGAGAAAAAATAAGACACACAGATAAATATGGCAATGTAACTTATAAAGAAGTTATTATGTCAAAAGGCAATGAGGACAATTATGGTGGAGTACCAGGAGCAAAATCAGAAGTACAGCCAAAAGTAGCCTCTCAAATGGATAATTCTGGTGTTAAGTCTAAAATGATTACTGCTGACAAAACATCTCCAACTTCTGTTGAAATGAATTTAACTGAAGATCAAAGAATGGCTAAAGTTAAAAGAAAAGGCAGACAACAAACATTATTAACTGACCTTGATGAGAATAAAAAACCAACACTAAGTAAGAAAATTTTATTAGGAAATGCTTAATGCAATCACAACAATTCAGAGATTTAGCTCGACAACTAAAAGATAACTTATCTAGGTTACAAGAAAAAAGATCTAACTGGGAAAGCCACTGGCAAGAGGTTAGTGATTATATGTTGCCTAGAAAAGCAGAAATCACAAAAGAAAGAGCAAGAGGCGACAAGAGACATACACAAATTTATGACGCAACAGCCATACATGCTTTAGAACTTTTGGCAGCATCTTTACATGGAATGTTGACAAGCTCTGCGAATAAATGGTTTTCTTTAAGATTTAAAGAGACAGAGCTAAATAATATTGATGAGGCGAAAGAGTGGTTAGAAAACGCAACGACAAGAATGTACGATGCTATTGCTAAATCAAATTTTCAACAAGAAATTTTTGAGTGCTATTTCGACTTGATAGCTTTTGGCACTGCTTGCTTAATGATCGAAGAAGATCAAGAAGATACTTTACTCTTCTCTGCTAGACATATTAAAGAACTTTATATCCAAGAAAATAAAAAAGGATTTGTTGATACAGTTTATCGAAAATTTAAAATGCCAGCTCAAGCTGTTGTAGATAAATTTGGAATTGAAAATGTTTCTAAAGATGTCATAAACATATTTAAGAAAACACCTTTTGACGATATTGTTTTAGTTCATGTTGCTAGACCAAGATTAGATTTTGATCCACAAAAGCAAGATAAACAAAACATGCCAGTTCAATCTATTTATATGGAATTTGAAACTGGACATATTATTTCAATTGGTGGCTTTCAGGAAATGCCTTATGTAGTTCCAAGATATTTAAAAGCATCAACAGAACAGTATGGAAGATCTCCTGGAATGAATGCTTTACCTGATGTTAAAGTTTTAAATAAAATGGTAGAGAATAGTTTGAAAGCTGCTGCAAAACAAATTGATCCACCTTTGTTAGTTCCTGATGATGGAATGTTAGCTCCTATTAGAATGTCGCCAGGATCTATTAATTTCTTTAGAAGTGGTTCAAGAGAGAGAATTGAGCCATTACAAATTAACGCAAATACAAATGTTAGTTTAAATAATGAAAATCAAAGAAGAGAAGCTATTGCTAAAATGTTTCATGTCGATCAGTTATTAATTACTGAAAGTAGAAACATGACAGCTACAGAAGTTTTACAAAGAAACGAAGAGAAGATGCGTATCTTAGGACCAGTTCTTGGAAGATTGCAATCTGAATTATTATCTCCATTAATTATTAGAGTTTTTAATATGATGTTAAGACAAGGATTGTTTATGCCTTCTCCTGATATTTTATCTCAACAAGAATTAAATATTGAATATGTTTCTCCGATGGCTTTAGCTCAAAGATCGCAAGAACTACAAAGTTTAATGAGAGGATTAGAAATATTTGGTTCTATGTCTCAAACTCTTCCAGTAATGGATTATATTGATGATAATGGAATGGTTAAACAGATTATAGAAATATTAGGAATACCAGCTACTGTAATTAAATCAGATCAAGAAGTTGAGCAAGTTAGAGCAGAAAGAGCTCAAGCTGAACAGGCCGCAATGGAGCAACAGCAATTATTGGCTGAAACTCAAGCAGCTAAACAAGCAGCGCCACTAGCAAAAGTAATTCAAGATGGACCACAATAAAGAAGTTGAAAAAAAAATAAAACAACTACAATCAGATTACAAAATAACTTTTGGATCAGACGAAGGAAAAAGAGTTTTAGACGACATCTCTAAAAGATGTCATGAGTTTAATACTACTCATTGTAAAGGCGATAGCCATGAGAGCGCATTCTTTGAAGGACAAAGATCAATCATGGTTTTCATAAAAAGTATTTTAAAATCAAAATAACCAATAGGTAAATAAATGGAAAATCAGACAACTGAGCAACCAGCTCAATCTGAGCAACCGACAGATGTTGTTCAGAATACTGAGGCAACAGCTGAGGTAAAAGAGACTGCTTTAACAACAGAGCAGCCAACAGTAAATTTTAAAGATAGTATTCCTCAAGAGTACAGAGAGGAAAAATCTTTAGAAAATATAAACAGCATGGAAGATCTTTTAAAAGGATATGTTCATGCACAAAAATTGGTAGGAACTAATAAAATTCCAGTTCCTAACAAACATTCAACAGATGAGGATTGGAATGAAGTATTTAAAAGACTTGGTGCTCCAGATAGTCCAGAAGGTTATCAATATAATCTCAAGGATGTGGAAATGGATCAAGACCAAGTATCAGAATTTAATAAAACAGCACATCAATTAGGATTACTTCCTAAACAAGCTGAAGGTTTAATTAAGTTCTATAATGAGATGAATGGTAACATTGCCGCCAATCAAGAAGAACAAGCAGCTCAAGCTCAATTAAATACTGAGACTGAACTTAAAAAAGAATACGGACCTCAGTTTGCTAAAAGACTTGACCAGGCAAAAAAACTTGCTGTCTCAACTTTAGGTCAAGAATTTTTAGAAAATACATATTTAAAAGATGGATCAAGACTTGGCGACAATTTAAGTGTCATCAAAGCATTTTCAAATATGGCAGACAAATTATCAGAAGATGAAATTATTAAAGGCGATGGTACTGGTTATATGACTGCAAAAGAAATTGAAAAAGAAATTGACGATCTAACTCAAGAAGGATCTCCATATTGGAATAAGACACATCCTAATCATCAAAAGAATATTCAGGAAGTTCTTAAACTAAGAGAGATGTTAACCAGCTAATGTTAGATGGTAAGTTTGAGCCAAATCCAGATGTAAAACCTGACATTCAAATAAGACTTGAATGTATCAGATTGGCTACTGAGTTTGGTGTAGAAAATGATCGAAGAGATCCTCTTCCAATCGCACAAAAATATTATGATTGGGTAAAACAAAATTCTCAGCGACAATCCAAAAGGACCGCTAAGAGTAAAGTCTAATTGCCGACTATAAAGGTAAAGATAAGATCCGAGTAATCGGAAAATCAAATCGGTAAAATCAACCAATAAGAAGGAGGACATTTAATATGTCAACTCAAATAACTACAGCATTTGTCCAACAATACGGATCAAATGTTAGTATGCTTAGCCAGCAAAAAGGCTCTCTTCTTAGAAAAGCTGTTGATGTCGAAACTGTGGTAGGTAAAAATAGTTTCTTTGACCAAGTTGGCTCTGCCATTGCTCAAAAGAGAACTAGCAGACATGCTGACACTCCACAAATCGATACTCCACATGCTAGAAGAAGAGTATCATTGGTAGATTATGAGTATGCTGATTTAATCGACAATCAAG